CGATGCAGAGACATTCTATACTGCAACATATCCCGTTGTTACATCTGGTAAAGATTCTAAAGTAATCATTACTTCTACTGCAAATGGTGTGGGTAATATGTTTCATAAGATATACGAAAGTGCTATTCACGAACAGTCAGAGTATAAAGCATTTACTATTAATTGGTATGATGTGCCAGGTAGAGATGAAGCATGGAAGAAAGAAACTATTGCAAATACTTCAGAAGCACAGTTCGAACAAGAGTATGGTAACAGTTTCTTAGGAACAGGTAATACACTTATCAATTCTAATACACTACTAGGTCTGAAAGCATGGGATGCTGAGTGGTATAAGGATGGTTTTAGTGTGTATCAGAAACCTGTTGAAGACCACACCTATATATGTACAGTAGATGTTGCAAAAGGTAGAGGAATGGATTTCTCTACCATGACTATATTTGATGTGAGTGCAGACCCATTCACACAAGTTGCAACGTATCGGGATAGCATGATATCACCTATGCTATTCCCCGATATTATAAATAAGTATGCAAAAGCATACAACACTGCATTAGTTATAATAGAAAACAATGCAGAAGGGTCTATGGTAGCAAGTCAGTTACACTATGATATCGAATACGACAATGTATTCACACAGGGGATGACTAAAGCTGAAGATATTGGTGTTACCATGACCAAAAAAATTAAAAGAATCGGATGTTCTACACTAAAAGAGATATTGGAGGAGAACCGATTAAATTTGATTGACAGAAGCACGATTACCGAGCTTATGACTTTCATAAATAAAGGGATGTCTTTTGAAGCAGATAGAGGATATCACGATGATATGGTTATGAATTGCGTATTATTTTCTTGGTTTATTACAACTGATTATTTTACTCACCTCACAAACCATCAAGTTAAGAATCTCTTATACTCAGAACAACAAAGAGTCATTGAAGATGATATGTTGCCAGCTGGAATATTTGGGGGTGACCCATATATAGAGGAAAGCTTTGTAGATGAGGGTGGGGATAGATGGTTCTTCGAAGAGGAAAGGAACAATCCTTAAGAATTCTTAGAATCTTTAAAGTTATAAATATATCAAGTAAAACAAAACTTTTTACATTAACAGGAGAAAAGTATGGCATTTCAAGTATCACCAGGCGTACAGGTCAAGGAAGTTGACCTTACAAATGTTGTGCCCGCAGTATCATCTACAGTAGGTGCGTACGCTGGTTCATTTCAATGGGGCCCTGTTGATGAAGTAGTAACAGTTTCAGACTCAAACGGTTTAATAGAATCTTTCTTCACACCTGCTAACACAGATGCTGGTGCAGAAGATTTCTATACTGCTGAGTCATTTCTGAAATATGGTTCATCACTAAGAGTAGTTAGGATTAATACCACAGGTATGTCTAACGCAAACGCTGCCAATTCGGCAAGTAAACTTCTGAAAGGTTCAGAAGACTATGCATCAACATATGAAGGTGGTGCAGGCGGTGTTGGTTCATTTATTGCTAGGTGCCCAGGCGCTTTAGGTAATAATATAGACGTACACGTATGTGCAACAAGTGACGCATATTTCAAAGGTTCTGCATCATTAGTCAATGACACTGATGGCGCTGACGTAGGTGACACTACAGTAACCGTAGATACTGGGACTAATTTCCTAGTAAGAGACATTATTACTTTCTCAGGTCACGCAACACAATACCGAGTTACTGCAATCAACGGAGCAGTTCTAACTATCGAATCAATCGGACAACCAGTTAAAGGTGGTCTAACAGTTGCAGTCGCAGACAATGTTGCAATCGATAGATATTGGGAACACTACGCTTTATTTGATAAAGCACCAGGCTCATCAAGTGCTGCCGTTAACGGTGGTATTGCAAATGATGAGATGCACGTAGTTGTTGTCGACAGAACAGGCGTAATCACAGGAACACCACAGACAGTATTAGAAACATACGGTTTCGTGTCTAAGTGTTCAGATGCTAAAGATTCAGGCGGTCAATTAAACTACTACAGAAACGTAATCTCACAAAAATCAGATTGGATTTGGTGGTCAGGTCACGGAACTTCACACGCAGCTGCAAGTACACACTACACTATTGCAGATATTGCTGGTGGTTCTGCTTTCCCAACACCTGCTTTACCAGTAAAATCAGTTCTTTCAAACGGAAGTGATGGTAATTTACCTACTGCAGGACAGAAGAGTGCTGCTTACACTGATAACTTCAGTGATGCAGATTCAGTAGACGTTTCATTCATGATAGTAGGTTCAACAAGAACACAAGGTGCAGATTCAGTTGCAGACCATAACACAATCGTCAATCAGTTAATTCTTGATTGTGAATTAAGAAAAGATTGTATGGTTATTGCATCACCTAGAAGAACTTCAGTAGTTAACGTTTCTTCAGAATCATTACAAACAACTAACGTTCTTGCTGATTTCGCTTCAGTAACATCTTCATCATATGCTTCATTCGACAGTGGATGGGTATACCAGTATGATAGATTCAACGACAGATATGTATGGGTGCCAGGCAACGGACATACAACAGGTATTATGGTAAGGTCAGACTTACTAAGAGACCCATGGTTCTCACCTGCTGGATTCTCAAGAGGTCAATACTTAGGTATTACTAAACTTGCTTACAACCCTAAAAAGGCATCTAGAGATGACCTTTATAGACAAAGAGTTAACCCGATTGTAACTTTTGCTGGTCAAGGAACCGTATTATTCGGTGACAAAACTGCTTTAAGTTCACCTTCCGCATTCGATAGAATCAACGTAAGAAGATTGTTTATCGTATTGGAAAAGGCAATCGCAATTGCTGCTAAGTCTCAGTTGTTCGAATTCAACGATGCATTTACACGTGCTCAGTTTAGGGCTGCGGTAGAACCATTCTTAAGAGACGTTAAAAATAGACGTGGTCTAACAGACTTCTCAGTAGTTTGTGACGAATCAAATAACACAGACACAGTAATTGACAGAAATGAATTTGTATGTTCTATATTTGTCAAACCTGCTAGGTCGATTAACTTTATTACTCTCAACTTTGTTGCTGCCAGAAGTGGTGTCGACTTTGAAGAGATTTACAGTGCAGTTTAATAGGAGTATATAAATGGCAACAATAGACCAATTTAAAGCAAACCTAATCGGCGGTGGCCCAAGAGCTAACCGATTTAGAGTGTTTGTACCTCGTGCTGGTCAGAGATTAGAATTCTTGTGTACCGCAACTAAGATACCTGAGAGTACAATTAATACTATTAGTGTACCTTTCAGAGGTCAAAATTTGAAACTTGCTGGTGATAGAACATTCGCTGACTGGTCAATTACGGTTATCAATGACCTAGACTTTTCAACAAGAACTGCTCTTGAAGCATGGTCAAATGACATTGCATCTTTATCAACAACAGAAGCTGCAACTGATACAGACTACTTGCTATCACGTGCATTTGTAGAACAATTACACAAAGATGACTCCGTCCTTGCGAGATATGAATTCTTCAACATGTTCCCAACATCAATCGGTGAGATTGCGCTATCAAGTGCAGAAGCATCTGAAGTTGAGACATTTGAGGCAGGATTCACTTATTCTCACTGGGAAAGAGTTCTTTAATAAAACAGTGAAAAACTACCACATATTGGTGGTATAAATATTAGTATGGATATATTTGGGTTTGAAATTACTCGTAAGAAAGACGAGTTAAGAGTCAAAGAGGCACCAAACGCTAAGTCGTTTGTACCTTCTCTAGAGGATGACGGTACCCCCGTCATTCAACAACAGAGTGGGTTCATTTCAGGCGGAGCTTATGGTGCTTATGTTGACATGGAAGGCGGCATTAAGAATGAGGCAGAACTCATTCGAAGATATCGTGAAACATCTTTGGTGCCAGAATGTGATTCTGCAATCGAAGATATTATTAATGAGTGTATCACGTCTGATAGTTCAGATAGAATCGTGACGCTCGACCTCAGAGATGTGAAACTCTCTGATAGCATCAAGAAAAAGATGCAAGACGAGTTTAGTCACATCTTATCTCTAATGAAGTTCAATCAGAACTCTCATGAATTATTCAGAAAATGGTACGTAGATGGAAGAATATACTTCCATAAAGTCGTTGATGGCAAGAGACCCAAACTTGGTATCGTTGACGTAAGAAATGTTGACCCTCTTAAAATTAAGAA